ACGGCCATCCGGCCCACAAAGCCAAGAAAGTCCGCGAGTTCGTCGAGTCCGTGGCGCCGCGACTTGAGCTTCATTACCTTCCGCCCTACTCGCCGGACTTGAATCCGGACGAACTCGTGTGGAACGATCTGAAGAACAACGGCATCGGCAGACAGGCGATTGCCGGACCGGATCACTTGAAGCGGGAGGTGATGTCCTTTCTGCGTTATCTGCAGAAGACTCCCGCTCGAGTCGCCTCATATTTCCACGCCCCGACGATGCAGTATGCTTCCAAGTAAACGGGTCGTGACAATTATGAGACGGTTAGTAATTTCTCTCGGCATGGTCATGTCTCCTTCAATAGCTCGGCGGCTTGTTCGGGGGTGACTGCGTGGATCAGCTCTAACCAGGCCATGACGCGCTTGGTCTGAGCCTCGGATACGTCCTTGTCAGCTGCTTTGTATTCAGCCAGGAGACGTTTGACCTCCTCAGCTTTTGTCGGCTCGGTCATTGTCATCCTCCTTACCCTGTAGGATATTGATGGCCTTACGCAGGTGGTTGTTTGCTTCCACCGTGTCGTTCTCGTCCATCAGTTTTTGCGCATCTAGAACATACATGAGCACGTCTGGGTTGAAGGCTGGGTTGAATTCTTCGAGCACGTGGTTGGGAACCATGACCGGCATAACCACACCATGCAGCTCGCCACCTTTCGTGCGAATCAGCATGGCGTCCCGGTATGTCTCGGTTGCTTCGAGGCGAATCTCTCCATCCAGCATGTTCCGGAGCTTCTCCAGGTATTCGTTGTTGATGGCCGAGACCTTGCGTCCCTTCGGTCCGACCAGCAATCGGATCAGCCACGGGTTCATGGGATCCTTCCAGTAAAAGGAGGTGAGCTGAACGTCGACGTGCTCCCTGCTGGCTTCCCGCTCAAGGAATTCGGCCAGGTTTAGGTGATCGACTTTGCCGGCGTGTTTGCCGTAGTCGATTCTCGTTGCGGATGCCTCGTCGTGATCGGGGAAGTAGCCCACGAAACAGTCCGGAACCTCGTCGGCCTTGAGTCGGAGCAGGAAATGCCCGTTGGTCACAAACAGGAATTCGCCGATCCGCTGGTAGCGGTAGTTCTCATTGCCCTTTTTCGTGGGATCCAGGAAAAAGGATAGGGTTGTTTTCTTGGCCATGGTTTATCCTTCCAGCTTGTTCAGCATGGCGCGAGCTGCTCCCGCTGCCGTGTGTCCGGATTTCAGATCCATGTTAATCCTCCTCGACGGTATTGAGGATTTGCTGGATCAAGGTGCTGATTTTTTCCAGGTCGGTAGATGCTTCCGGTAGGCCCTCGGCGGCCAGGTCTTCGGCATTGGTGCTCGCCAGCTCGTGCGCTTCTTCCAGGATCGACCTGATGGTGCGCCCGGTGAAGCGAGAGTCGGCTCCGCTGCCGGCACTCTGTTCACATTCACCACAGAACAGCTCGCTCTTGTCGGAATTGGCGACTGCAAAGAACGAATCCGCTTCCGTCCAGGGATGGTTGGGGTCGGTCCACACCTGAGCTCGAAGCTCTGCGGTTGCGCCGCACGTGTCGCAGCTCCAGATGGTGAGGTTTCGCATGGCTTACTCCTTGCGGTGGGAAAAGAGGCGGGACCGATGATCCCGCCTCCGGGTTGTGTCCTTGTCCCGGACTACGCCAGGGCCAGGGCCAGGGCCTTCTGCGATACCTGCGCTCCGTTGCCGAACCACTGAGACTTGAGCCGTCCGGCATCGGTGCCGCGCTCGTGGTCCAGGTACTCGGTCACGGAGTTGTAGAGCGTCCAGTAGCTCCGCTTGAATTGCTCCGGGATGGCGTCGTAGCCGAGCAGGTCACCTTCGAACTTGGTCAGGTCAGCGAAGGTCATGGTTTGCATGGTTTGCTCGCTTCCGGTTTGTTGGTTCTATTTGCGGTGGGCGAGTCTGCGGATCAGGTTCCGGGCCCTTGTGATTCTGTCGCGGCTTCCTTGTTGCAGTCGGCGAAATTCTTTTAGCGACATTCCTCGCTGGTCCCGTGTTTCGATCAGATAACGTTCCTGCATGATGATGGATCGCAGGTGATCGGCGTGTGTCCTGGTCATGACCTGGTCTCCTGTTAGTGGGCTTTGACGATCCGCTTCCGGGCCGGGCGGCCTGCATTGCGCCGGGCCTGTGATTCCATGAAGAATTCCGGATGGTCCCGCTTCCACGACCTGGTGGCGTATCCTGCCGGGTCCGGTTTGGTGGTCTTGTCGCGGATTCTCATGGTCGGCGAAAACTGGTAATTCTCGGTCCAGTGCGAATCCGTGGTTACTCCGTGTTCCTTGTCCGAAGGTTTCACGGCTGAACCTGGATGAATTCGATCATCCATTGTGGGCTCGATAAGGATTGACATGGTTCCCTCCTGGTTTGTTAACGGGCCGGTCGGCACGAGTGTAACGGGGGATGTAAGGACCATCCGTGTTTTCGTGAAAATCCGACCGGCCAGATTATGCTCATTAGGTGGTGAGGGTTCAGGGTCTTTGCCCTCGATGTCGTCCGCCATGTATGCGACCCGGATCATGGATCCATCGCTTCCCTTGCTATAGGCTCCCCGGCCATACTAACGGCTCGATTATTTCTTGGCTTCAGCTTGCCATCCCTTGCCGCAGCTTGTGACCGCGACTCTCAGCGGGATCGTTTTCGTACCGTCTCACCCGGACGCTACCGGCGGGTGGCCTACTGCGGGCGCAAGAGATTATCTTGGCTTATCCCTTTCGGCGGTCGGCGTTGGCTTGATGTTTGCACGGTCTCGCCTTTGGTGCGGAATATCGGGGTTGGTTCCCGACTTGTGCCGCAAGGGTTGTCCCTGCCTCACCTTTCGCCTGTCCATCCGGGAACCCTCCCGGACCATGCCAAGAACAAAGCAGGCCTCATGCCAATGTCCCATAAGTCCCAATAGTTACTTGATGTTCTGAATTGTGGAAAATTGTTCCTTGACAAATTCGCAAAATGCCCGCATATATTATAGATATGGGATATGGATATAGATAACTTCAATGATATCAATGGTTTAAGGACAAGTCTGTTTGCAACGGATATTCGAGCAATCTGCAATGTTCCATGATTCCATGCCAGTTATGCGATAGAAGGGTTGCGGATTTCTGGAGAATAGCTTGGAGATGCCGCTCCTGCAATGACTTACAAGGTTATCCCCCGTTGAAAATAAATCTGTGGATAACTTATGTCCTATTGAGTAGACAGTATAGTTTGTCCATCGTTCAAGTATCATGCCAGTTTCGGTTTTGTTGGTCATTTTGTTGGTCATTTTGTTGGTCATTCCCTGGAGTCCTTTGTTTGTTGCATGTTGCAAGGGTGTGCCGTGCAATTTGCAATGGGTGGCGACCGTCACGGGGTCCAGTTGATGAAACGGACTTGGGAACCTCTACCGCACAAGCATCCCCCGCCCTATAGGGGAAAAAGTTCTCAAGTGGTTGTAGTTGTGTGAGTTACGTTGATAAAGGCGTGAAATAGCATAATGGGGGTGAATTACGGTGTCTGAGCATCAAGACACAGGGGCCATGGTTGCGCCCAAGCGGAAGGTTGGTCGTCCGAAGGGGAGCAAGACGAAGAAATCTCGGTCGTCGTTGTTGGAATCGAAGGAGGGATTGTTGTCCCCTCGGGACCGCGAGACGATCGTGATGCTCTACTACCAGAACGGGTCTTACAAGCTGACGGCTTCTGCGTTGGGGATCACGCCGGCGACAGTTTCGCGGATCATTTCCGATAGCGAGAAGGATCCTCGCATGAAGGTCCTTCACGCCCAGGTGCTGGAGAAGCTGGCCGGTCAGTCCGTTGGTGTGGGCGTGAGGGTTCTGGAGTCGATCAAGGATGCCGAGCTCAAGACGACCTACCACAAGACCCACACCAAGGGAGGGGAGCTCAAGATCGCCCAGGAGGGCCCCTCGCTCGCCGACAAGGCGAAGATTGCCCAGGTGGCGGCCGACAGCGCCCAGAAGCTCACCGCCGCGGCTCAGAGCCTCAGAGGAGGCGGTGACGGGCAGGTCGGACTCATGCTGCCGACCGATATCGAGGCCGCTCGTCTGCTGTTGGCACAGAAAATGAAACGCCTGCGCATCCTGGACGTCGAATTCGATGATTCGGAACCGGGCCAACTCGCGAAAAACGTGGTCAACCGGGCCGAACGAGGCGGGGTGACTGCCGAAATGGTGGCAGGCGTTCCGCAGGAGAGCCCCCTCGATCCGACATCCGGCCCAATCGTTTCACCCGAGCACGACCCTGATCCGTTTTCACAGGATCAGGAGCTCCCCGACAGCCTCGACTACCTCAAAGAGCTCGGATTCGCGTCCGGGCCCTCCGTTTCTGACGCGGTGATCGACGAAAGAGGGCCATTTGATGCCTGATTTGCCAAAAATTCCCGGCGTGAAGTACAGCACCGATGGAAACGGGGACCAATTCGAAGGGCTTACCGCGAAAATCAAGGTTCCCTGCGACACCGGCGAAGGATTCGAGCTCCTCGAGCTTCCGATTATCATGAATCCGTACCTGCTGAGCCCACATCCCGGCTATGACCCGTGGTTTCTGAACGATACGGACGACGATTGATGTACGAATCCACCGAAATCGAGCTCAGGGCAGTCCAAGAAGCCCTGGTCGAGCTGCACAATTACGAGCAGCTGGTCAAAGCCCAGAAAATCGTCACCTTCCGGCCCCTCAAGCACGGCGATCAGGGAGTATTCTTCGCCAACCAGTGCGCCCGCGTCCGGGTCGTGCTCGGCAGCAACCGCTCGGGCAAAACCGTCTGCGGCGTGAACGAGGCCACCTCCCACTCGCTCGGATATCGGCCCTGGCTGCCCCAGGACCACCCGCTCAGAATCGTCAGGCTCACCAACGGCCAGCCGATACCCGTGCCCAACGTCGGACGGATCATCGCCCAGAACTACGAACAGGCCATTCGGCAGACCATCATGGTCAAAATCGACGAATGGGCGCCCAGGCAGGAAATCGACCACATCGAAAAGAACACCCGCGGGATCCCCGTGGGAATCCATTGGAAAAATGGATCGGTCATGCACCTGATGTCCAACGACCAGGACGACATGGCGTTCGAAGGACCCAGCGGACATTGGGCCTGGTTCGACGAACCCCCCGAACGCAACAAGTACACCGGTATCAGCCGCGGACTCGTCGACTACGAAGGCCACAGCTGGCTGACCATGACCCCGCTTACTCAGCCCTGGATCAACGATGTGCTGGTCTCCCGGTCCGGAGACCCGGACGGAGACATCCAGATGTTCCGATTCTCGATCTGGGACAACTGCACCGACCGCGGCGGCTACCTCACCCCCGAAGCCATCCGGGCCTTCTTGAGCGATCTGGACGAGCGCGAGATCGAGGCCCGCCTGCACGGAAACTTCCTGCATCTCGCCGGCCTGGTCTACAAGGAGTGGAAGCCGCGGCCTCCGTTCTGGGTCCCCTGGCAACCGATCCCCAGCTCGTGGCCCAGGGTCTGCGTCGTCGACCCTCACCCGCGCAAACCCATCGCCGTGATGTGGGGAGCCTGCTCACCCTCGAATATCTGGTATTTCTACCGCACCCTGTTCGATCGCAGCCTGGTTACCGTCCGGGACGTCGCCGACAAGATCCGGCACCTGGAAGGCTGGAAGAATGAACAGGTCCCGGGACCGAATGCCGATCCGGTCGTGCTCAGGATCATCGACACCAGCGCCGAATCCCAGGAACGCTCCAGTGACACCAGGGGCATGAACATCCGCAAGAAGTTCGCCGAGATCAGCCCCTTCCTGGCCCACACCAAAGCGAAGAAGGACAACGCGGATTTTGGCTACGATGCGATCCACCAGGCCCTCAAAATGCGCTACGAATGGGACACGCCCGGAATCGTGGTGATGAACACCTGCCCGCAGATCAAGCAGAATTTTATGAACTTCTGCTTCGACGAATGGAATACCGGCCGGCTGCAGTCGAAAATGGGAGACAAGGAAACCTACCTCAAAACCCATGACGATTTCATCGACGGGATTCGGTACATTTTCCAGATGGGCTTGACATATCAGATGCTGCGGTCGATGATGAACCAGTGGGCCCGCCAGTGGGACTCCGTGGACGATTTCAATTTCAACCCCACAGGCTCGCTTCTGATGCGCACCGGAACTCGTACCGGGTACGGAACTTAGGAGAGCACTATGGCCGATATCGTGGGACGGACAATCCGGGTCTCGGTGATCCTGAAAAAGGACGCAAACCACAGGGTCGACACCGAGTTCCTGAAAGAGGGCGAGGACTTTACCAAGGAACATCACTCCCGATCAGTCCTCGGGACAGCGATGGCCTCGCCGAGCGTCCTGGATATGGCCGGCATCACCACGGGAAAGTCCCTGCTCCTGACCACGGACCGCAGCATCAAGGTCGGGGTGAACAGCTCCACCAACCTGATTACCCTCGCCGATAATGGCATGATGGCCCTCAAGGGGGACTTCACGGCCATCTACGTTCAGAACACTGACGCCAACTACGAGGCCACCATCGAGTTCGTCATTACCGACTAGGAGGGTCGGATATGAATATTCAGCTCTCCGAAGAATTCCTGCGCGAACGCGGCATGGGCATGACCCGCCTTATCGAACAGGACATCACCGACAACTGGCCCCGCTACCAGAGAATCAAGCAGATCCGCTCCATCATCGACGGTTCGATCTCCAGCGAAATGAAGCTGCCGTGGGCGGGCGCCAGCGCCATCAACATCCCGCTGATCCGCGAAAAAGAGCTCACCATGACCCCGCAGCTGATGTCCGCGTTCTGGGGCGTGGATCCCGTTATCACCGTTCAGCGACAGGGCGAGGAGTTCTACCGGCAGCAGACTGCCGAAGTCCAGGACTTCATGAATTTTGCCTACATGAAGGACATCCCGGACCTGTACGAGACGACCGAAACCTGGTTGAGCGAGATGGTCGATTGCGGTCTGGCCACCCTCAAGCCCTACTGGAATAAACGCTACCGCCGAATCAGCGAAATGCACGTCGTCAAGCTGATGTACGTAGCCGGCGATGTGGATGCGGCCGAGCAGCCGGTCGAGCAACCGCGCGAAAAGACCGCCATGGAGATGCTGGTCGACGTGTTCGGGTTCTTCAACCCCACCGGAAATACCGAGGATGAAGTCCGCGGCCTGGTCGACGCGAACCAGCTCATGGACATGACCGATGCCGAGGTCGAAGGACAGGAACAGCCGGAGCCCACCGAGCCCTACAGCGAGCCACAGGACGAGATTTCAGCCCTGATGGACGAGATGGACGAACCGATCCCCGTGGGCGAGGACGTCATCGGCCAACGCTGGGACGTATTTTTCATCGAGGACCGGGAAAAGAATTGGGGCGAGGTCGAGTTCCTCGAGAGCACCAAGATCGACGAGATCCGGCTCAGGGTCTCCCGCGATATCATCGACCAGGATAACCCCCGCGTCGACCTGCTGGAGATCGAGGACTGCATCCTTCCGTTCCGCGCCAAGAACGCCCAGGACGCTCAGCGCGTATCGCAACGGTTCTGGCTCTCGATGGAGGAGATCGAGGATCGCGTTTCGTCCGGGAAATGGAATATTACCGACGAGGAGATGAAGGCCATCAAGGCCCACTCTACGAAGGTCACATGGCATGACCAGTACAACCCTGGCCTGCAGGAGCAGAAAGACGATCGGGCCGGACAGCGGGCGAGCGAGACCCAGGAGCGCCGGATTGATCGGCCCAAGGGATACAAGCCCTACAATGGCAATCTCGTGATGTGCTTCGAGGTCTATACCCGGGATGATATCGGTTATGGCCGGCGCGAGGAGGTCATCTACACCATCGTCTACGGGATCAAGAAGATTGTCCAGGCGCGACATCTTCACGAGGAATTTCCCCACGGCCGGCGCCCATTCATCACGGCCAAGTACAAGCCGATGGCCAACCGGAACCACGCCGAGGGCATGGGCGACCACCTGGCCGCCCTGAATCTCGAGATCAATACCCTCGTCAACCTTATCAACAACAACGAATCGCTGGTAAACAATCCCTGGTTCCTGTACGAGCCCACGTCGTTTACCGCCGGGTTGCTCGATGGCGTCAGTCCCGGATCAGGGATCCCCTGCAACGATCCCAAGGGCGTCGTGTTCCCTCGATTCCAGGCGACTCCGCTGGCCGACATGAGCATGGTAACCACCCTGCTGATGTTTGCCGACCGGGTTTCGGTGACCCCGTTCATGGGCGGCAGCACGCAGATGAAAAATGCGCCCCGGACCGCCCGCGGAACCTTCACCATGCTGAACGAGGGGCACCTGCGCACGGACATGCTGGTCACTCGCCTGCAGCGCACCGCCTGGATGGAGCTGGCCGAGCAGCTGTTCGGCCTGTACCGCGATTTTTGTCCGGACGAGAAGTGGTACTACGTCCTGCGCAAGGAGGAGCGGATCCCCAAGCGGATGACCAAGGAGCAGCTGCGCGGCCGGTACGAATTCTCCTTCACCGGAAACACCATCAACACCAACCGGGAAGCCTTGCGCAACCAGGCTCAGATTCGATTCGCCAGCCTCATCGTGCTGCCCGACTACCAGATGGACCCGGAAGCCCGCAATGCCCTGATCGAGGATTTCCTGAATCATTGGGGAGATGGCGCCGACAAGCGCAGGCTGCTGCCGGCGCTGCCTGGACATGGATCCTTCGATCACCCGCCGTTTGTCCAGGAGAATGAAAACCACGTTCTCGAGCAGGGCATTCCGCTGATGGCACTACCCACGGACGACCATGCCGATCATCTGCGAAAGATGGCCACCTTCGAGAGAAGCCAGGCCTTCGAGCTGATGGATGTCAGCGCAGTTGGCGTCTGGGCCGCCCACAAACGGCAGCACCAGGTCTTCCTGGAACAGCAGATGCGCCAAAACATGCTCTCAGGTGGTGGCGCCGCCCCGGGTGGCGGGGGAGCCAACAACCTGCCAACCGGTGACACCATGGCCAATTCCGGTGAAGGAACTGGCCTGAGCACACTCCAAGGGGGAGTCTCTTGAGTGAACCATTGGGCGAATTGCCCCAGCATCCTCACTACCAGAAGCTCTATGTCATGATCGACTCGGAGATTGACAGCAGGGTGGAACAGTTGTTAGGTAAGGCATGCACCAGCGATTTGACGGAGATCAATGAGCTGGGGGGAGAGCTGAGATGCTTGCGGGCGCTTCGAAAGCGCCTGATTGAAATCGAGGAGGAATCACATGGATAAGAAGAAGAAGAAGGAAATGGCCGAGGAAGTCGCCGACCTTCAAGCCGTGAACAAGACCATGCGCGGAAGTGCTGGTGGAGAGCCGCCGTCGCACGCTGCCGCCGTTCGCACCGCGGAAGTGCTGGCTCGCGATCCCGGGTTCACTTCCAAGTCCCGGCCCCCGCGGACCCGCAAGTACGATCACCGGTAGCTGTTATGCCGTCGGTGAGCAAGAAGCAGGCACGAACCATGGCTGGAGCCTGCAACAACGAGGATTTTCGCAAGAAAGTCGGCATCTCCCGTGATGTCGCTTGCGAGTTTTTTCACGCCGATCAAGCCAAGAAGGGCAAGAGCGGCGAGAAAAAGAAGGGCCCGGTCAAAAATCCGGGCCACAAGTACAGGTAGACCCCGAGCATCGCGGCCCGGCGTCAAGGGCGCAAGGGAGACGATCATGCCCAATCGAGAGCATGAGCTACTGCGGCAAGCAGACCAGGACGTACCGCCGGACCCGTCCTCCGGCAATTCCGGAAATCCGAACGATCATCAGTCGGGCACCAACAACCCTTCGGGCGGGGGTCAACCGTCGCGTGAATCGGGTGCCCAGGGCGATCCCAGCGGGCGCACGCCGGAGCAGGTTAAGCGGGAAATGGATCGAAAGTTCGACGAATGGGGAGATCGGTTCGGCCGGCTGGAAAACATGGTCTCGACGGTCCTGGAGCGGACAGCAGGAACGGGCTCGGCCCAACCTGCGGTATTGCCCTCGGGACAGCCTGACCTGAACAGTTATTCAGTCGCCCAGCTCGAGGCCTTCAAGGCCAGCGGGCAAGTGCCCGAGAACCTCAAGTCGACTTTCGACCAGCTGATCCAAGATCGGAAAATCAAGGAGATGGCGACATCCCTTGTCCGTCAGGAGCTGTCGGAACACGAATTCAAGACGCGCAAAAAGGAGTCAGAGGCCCTGGCTTTCAGGGCATATCCTGAACTGCGCGACAAGATGGGATCGTTTCGGCAGGTCACTAACCAGGCTCTCCTGGAGATGGGACAGGACGTCACCACGAAGAATCCGATGGCCCTTCTGCATGCCGCACAGATTGCGGCCGGCAGGCTGGGCATCAAGGGACGGCCGACCGTTAGTCATGATGTTGCCCCTGGTGGAACGGGCCCCGTGCCCAACGGCCAGGGCAGCAGCGAGATGTCTGACGACAAGATGCACGAGCTCGCACAGAGGCTCGGGCGCTCGATGCCTGGAGGGAAGTTCAGCGATGAAGCCCTCAAGCGCATCAAGGAAGCGTCCGGAATTTACCGCGACAACAAGCACCTGGTCATCAGGCAGTAAGGAGAATCGCCATGGCCGACAATAAGCCCCCCAAAGGGATTGACTCCGGTGAGTTCGAGAAGGTCCGCGAGGACCAGAACGAGCTCCGTCGTGATCTCAATACCGTGCGCGGAAGCGTGGACGAGATGGGCCAGAAGGTCAAAGAAACCGGCGACCAGGTACAGGAGCTTTCGGGCAACTTGGACCGCGTTGGCGGGATGATCGAGAAGGTCCTCGGCCACATCGAATCCGAGCAGGTGGAGAAGGAGCGCCGGGATCGCCTCAACTCAGGCGCCGGCTACGCTCCTCCCGGTATTGAGGAAATGACGATTCTCCGCGATCCGTTCGACGAGCAGAACCCGCATGATTTTCTCGCACATCCCCCGGGATTCAAACTCGGGTGGATCAATCCTCGTTACCGAGAGACCAGGAACATGCGGGGCTGGATCCCCATTCAGTACGACGACGAGATCGGAAAACACCTGGATCAGTACATCCATGCTGCGCCGCCGCGTATGTCCAATGCGGTCGACAACATCGTCCGCAGGGGAGACGTGATGTTGTGTCGCTTGCCCAACGAGATTTGGGAAGCGCGTCAGCAGAAGCGGATTCTCAAGGCCATGCGCGGCACCAAGGCCTATGAGGCGTACATCCAGAACGACTCCCCCAATCAGCGGGGAAATTTCCGCGAGCTCGGCGAACCGGTACTGGCCGCGAACGAGCGGCATCTCGGAGGACGGCAGCTGCACGATCCTGGCTCTCCTGACGAATAGGAGAGACGACCATGCCCGTTACTGGAAACATGGCCCTTCCGGGCCTGGTCCCGGTGCGCAACCCCAATGGCAACGCCCCGCAGATCACCTGGTATCAGGTGGATTCCGCTTACGGCAGCGCCATCGGAGAGGGCAATCTGCTGATCGAGACGACCGCGGGCGTGGAGCTCGCCGGCGCGACCGTGACCAACGGAACCGTGCTCGGCGTCGCTGCTGCGAACGTCGCCGCCTCGCTCTCGGCCGATACCCCGATCCCGGTCTACGATGATCCGAACCAGATGTTCAGCATCATCGCAGACGGGGCGATCGCGGATACCAACATCATCCGTGGTCGCTTTGCCGGGATCGTCGCTGGGACCAACGTCTACAACTCGACGTTGAGGCAGGGCAACACCCAGCTGGACATTTCGGTAGCATCCGGGACCTTCGGGTCCGGGCTGCCGTTGCAGATCATGGAAGTGCTCAACAACATGGCCGACGACCTGACCGCTGCCAACGTGGCTGTCATGGTTCGAATCGCCGCGGTTGTCCACTTCTGGACCTCGCAGTCCGGCACCACCAACAGGCCGTAGAAAGGACGGTGAATTATGCCTTCTGCAGGAGGAATCCTTATGAGGCAGCATCTGTCCGATCTTTACCTGGACAGGCTGCCCTTCATCGACGAGATCCTGAGCTCCAACCTCGATGCGCCCATGCTGACTTACCCGCGCGTGTTCAACGTCAGGGACAGCAAGCGGGCCTTCGAGTACATCGTGGAAAAGACCGGACTCGGTCTGTTCCTCGAGAAGTCGGAAGGGGAAATGATCTCCTACGACAAGATTCTGCAGGGCTTCAACCAGAAGTTCACGCATGTTGAATTCGCCAAGGGTGTTGCGATCTCGAGCTCAGCGGCCGAGGACGACATCGACGGGGCCATCGACGACACGATGCCCGACCTGTCGTTCGCCGCGCGCGCTTCGATCGAGACGTTCATCTGGAACGTGTTCAACAATGGCTTCTCGTCGACCCTGTCGTCCGACGGCTCGACCCTGTTCAACGCCTCGCACACCTTGCGCGGCGGGGGGACGTTCGGCAACCTTCTGACGAACTCGGACCTCGCGGTCTCGACTCTCCAGACGGCGCTGAACATCTTCGACAACATGATCGACGAACGCGGCCTTCCGGTCGAAATGGAGGCGGCCAACCTGGTCTATCCTCCCGGCCTGCGTTGGCTGGTTCACGAGATCCTGCGGTCGGACCTGCGGCCGGACACCGCCAACAACGCCTCCAACGCCTTCAAGGAGGTCTCTCTCAACCCGGTCATGGTCAAATACCTGACCGGAGCCGACGACTGGTTCGTGACTGCGGATCCGTCTCGGGTGGGAACGATCGTCTACTGGCGCAAGGAGCCGTACTCCGATCACACCATCGACTTCGACACGGGAAACCTCAAGTCGAAGATGGGTTACCGCCTGTCCGCTGGTGCGAGCACCTGGCGCGGCGTGGTGGGTGCTCAGGGAGCGTAGGCCATGCGACCGCCGACACGATTCTACGATCCGGCATCGGGCCTCGATGGCCCGGTGTCCGGTGCGCTCGTCGTGATGACGGTTCATTTCGATACGGCTCCCGGGGCCAGCGCGTCCATCAGTCGCCGAATCGACCTGCCTGCGGGCATGTCGTTCATGGTGACGGACGTGAAGGCTTTCGTTGGCACGGTCACCGGCAGCCCGACCCTCCAGGTTGGGGATACTGCCGGCGGTGTTGAGGTTGTGGCGGCGGCCGCGCTGTCCACGGGCCTGAACACCATGACCGTTGCCGACGGAACCATCGCTGCGGGTGGTCTGATCGACGTGACCATCACCACCGGAGCGGGCGAGGAAGTTGTTGCACCGTCCAGCGTGTCCATTGCGGGATACGTGACGGCGCCTCCGACCTCGGTCGTTCCCAACCCCTAACCGGGCATAGGCCTATAACCTGGATGGTCGGCTGGCAGTTCGTCGGCCGGCCATCTTTCATCTGGAGTTTCCGTGCCGACGATCTGGCTCAGCACGTTAGGCAACAATGCGAACGACGGGTCGACGTATGCCCTGGCCAAGGCTACCCTGAACGGTGCCACCGGCGCCCTGAGCGCGGTCTCGCAGGGAGACACGATCAACGTCGTCAACGATGGAGACCATGCCTGCGTGACCTACGGAGGCACTACCGCCTGCCAGCTCGCCGGGACGGATTGGACAACGGACCCTGGGCTTACGATTCAGGGAACGGACTCGGCCGGTAACCCTGCTCTGGCGACCGTTAAAGCCGACACCACCAACACCCACTGGCTCCGCACCTGGGCCGGCCTTTCCGGTGGTGGGGGCCAGTACATCACGGTCCAGGGAATCAAGTTCGATTTTACGGCCTGCTACAATGCCTCGGTCGCTGACATGAGACCGCTTTACTTCCACGGAAATATCGGTTCACACCGGATCTACGACTGCGAGTTCTGGTACACTCCGACCGTGGGTAGCGGGGTGACCATCACCAACACCAACCACTTCACGCCGCTTTATTTCTCGGGGGCTTCGGTTGCGCTTTCTTCTGTTCATACGTTCGAGATGACCGGATGCCTGATGGTCAATGCTACTCGCTGCGACCTGCAGAGCATCAATTACCTGCATTTCGATATCCACCATAACGTCTGGATCAGGGACGCTCAGGGAATTCCGTCCTCGTCAGTCGTATTCGTCTGGCCCAACGAAGGGGCGATGACGGACTACGAGCGAGCCATCTACAACAACACATTCTATCAGGTCAGGTACGGATCTGAAAAAACCGACCAGGAGATCATCACTTCTGGAATTGGTGATACTCCTTACTTGGTCCAGCACAGCAATCTTTTCTATGAGGAATGTGGTTCACTGGTGGTGGTTAACGGATCCAACGGAGTTGTTCAGCAAGGCAACACCAGCGCATCCACCACAGGGACCGGTCCCTTCGGGTATAACACCATCGCGCTGGGACCATACCTCGATGCCTTCTATTCTGGCTGGTCCTCCTCGAGCCCAGGCCTGACGTCCTACCAGTTCAACGAGAACTACCGGGCAGGCCTGAGCTGGGCAGCCAGCGAGGTCAATGCCGGCACCAACCTGTACCACGCGGCCGCGCTCTCGGACATTTTCAGCGACGTCGCCAGCACCTACGCCTGGACGCCCAGCGGTAGCAGCTACTCGCATACCGTTCCGATGGATCTGCGCCCAATCGTCGATCCCTACACCGCCTATGATGGGGGAATCACGGGCGCCCTACCGTCCGCGGTCACGGTTCCGGATTCCGGCGAGACCGGCGTCGTCGACCCTGGGGCCCTGCTGGATTCTCTGCCTTTCTACCGCCCGGTAATGAGCTGCAACCTCGAGGCCATGGTCCGGATCGACCGCAACGGGAACATCGGCCACGTGGACGACCGCCACTACATCGTGGATCGAATCTACGATGAAGACGTCGGCCGAGTGTTCATCGTTCCTGCAGGAGAAACCTGGTCGGTAAATCTGAGTGGAGTCAACAAAGCAAGCCTGTTCATGGTTGAGGCTGATACCAGTGTCGTCTTGACCGTGACCACCGAAACAGAGAGTATGGAATTGACCCTGAACGAAATGCTGGTCGTCGATGGAGCCGATGTGATGTCCTTTGATATCCAGAACAGCGGATCCACCGACGCGGAAATTCAGTTTTTGGCTATTCAGTAGGAGGAATTGCCATGACGTCCCCGTTCCAAATTCAAGGTGGAATTAATCACACGGAAATCTACATCAAAGAATTTTCCGGAGATGGCGACACCGACGCCACGGTGGTTCTTGATCTTCCTCCGGGGTTCTACTATCTCGGGATCGCGCTGACCTGTGCCTCGATTGCCGGTGGCTCTGGGACCGTGGCGCTGAGCATGTTCACAGACCAAGCGCAAACCACGCTTCTGAGTGCGAATCTTGCCCTTATCGCCCAGGCCGCCGGAAAGCTGGCTGCCCTGGTTACCACCGGGTCGATTGGTTATGTGGCAAGCGCCATAGACCAACCGTCCTCCGCAACGGCTGAGTTCAATCATGTTTTGGCAATCCCGTTCGGCGTCAAGGTGATTATCAGCCATGGGACGATCACGAGCGGAACCTACAGCGGAGCGGTATTCGCTCAAAAGGTGGGATAGCATGGAAACCGGGCTTTCCCTGATCCAAGAGATCCAGGACCGCATCGGCTGGACGGTAACCGGAAGCATCGAGGGCAGCTACGGCAAGGATCCGGAGGTCCGCAAGGTTCTGCTGATCCTCAACCGGGTGTTGAAGAATCTGGGTCCCATGGACGATTGGCCCATGCTCAACACCGAGGGCACCCTGCTGACAAATGCGCCGGTGACCGGAAGCGATGTGCGTCTGGATTTGACCAACGGCTCGAAGACCGTTGCGATCTCGAGCTTCGACGTCTCGGACGGGGGAGCCCAGGCAACGCCGTTTTTGCAGGCGCATAAGGTCTGGGCCATTCAGATCGGCAGCGGCACTCCTATCTACCGGGTCGCATCCATCGACTCGCCCACGCAGATCACTCTCAACAGGCCGTGGATCGGTGACAGCAACACTCCCACCGGCGCGGACAGCGACACCTTCTACGATTTCACGATGGCCATGGACCAGTACGCTTTGCCGACGGACTTCGACCGGCCCATCGACCAGTGGAAGGACTTCCTGGCTGCCTATGGATTGACGCCGCTGTCTCCGCGGCAATTCCGTGCCCTGCGCCTGGCCGAGGGATTCAGCCTGGACACGAGCGATCCGGACTATTTCACCGTCTATGGGTTGAACGAGGATGGAACGTATCAGATGCTACACCTGCATCCGTTCCCCAAGCAGCAGACGATGATGGAGTACAGCTATGTACGGGACCACCCGACGATCAAGAACGACAAGGATCTGGTGCTCTTTCCTGTGAGCCAGCACGGGATGATTGTCGAGGCCGTGATCCACCTGTCGCAGCGCGATTATGAGGATGACCAGAAGTTCATGGCCGCGCTGCAGGAGTTCATGCGGCAATTCAGCAGCAGCGTTGGGAAGATGTCCCTGGTTTCGGACGTCAAACAGATTCGACCGAAAATCTCGCGCATGCGCATGTTGCAGCAGTCAAGCCGCGTGAGGATGGATTGGGGCGACTTCTGGGACCATTACAACGAGGGACCGTTGCCGTGAAGATCCAGACGCAGGTGTTGAGTCTGATGCCGTTCCGCGGAGGCCTGGCCACCGCCGGCAAGCAATCGTCCATCGGCGAAGACCAGCTTTGGGTTGCCGAAAATGCCATGCCTGGCCTGGATGGGATCATCTCCAGCCGGCCGGGCCTGGTACAGCATGGGCAAACCCTGACCTCGCCAAGCTCGAGCGCAAGCAATTCATTTCAGGATCTATTCGCGGACGTCAATTCCTGGGTGACCACCGAGTCGACCACCGATGCTGTCCTGACTCCGGGTCTCGGCGTTCTGGCCGTGACCCCGAGCACCGGGACGGTCTACCTATCCCGGCGGGCCAATGACACATCCAGCGGTGGAAATTATAGTCTCAAGTTCTCGTTGCGCTTGATGAATCCAGACGGCACCGACACCACCGGTGGCGCCTTCCGGATCCGGGTCAGTGGAGACGGCGGGACCAGCTTCCACGAATATGCCATCACCGCCGGCGGGGTCTACGTGCTCGAATCGGCGGCCGACGTGTTGAAGTACACGCCAACCTATGGTCTGGATCTGGGTGGATACCACAATTTCGAGATTTATTACTCGATGACCGACGACGAAACAACCCTCTGGGTTGACGGTGAAGCGCAGACGCCCTTTAGCATGGCCGCGGCCGATGATGTGGTCGGCTCCCTGGCGGCGAGCACAAACACCCTGGAGATGTACTGGACATCTGGAACCGATTCCTGGGCATCCTACCTGGTGGACTTGCAGTTCTGCGATCTGGTTTACACGACCAGTGACCCGCCGTTTGTGGCCGAGCGTCTCGTTGACGGGATTCAGTACCTGCGTCCGCGTACAGCCGGCGCCACGGCGCAGCGGATCCTCCTGGTGGCTACTGATTCCTACCTGTACGCGGACTTCGATGAGCTGGGCGCCTGGCGCCCGATCCGGTCGATCCAGCCCGGGCACACCTACATGCTGGGATATCGCGGGAAGCTGGTGATCTTCGACGATGACGGATCCAAGAAGTCTCAGGTGCTGTCCTGGGACGGGGCCGGAACGGTCCAGGCCGTTTCCGATGCCCCTCCGGTCAGGTTCGGCGCCGAGTACAAGACCAGGCTGTTTGCCGCTGGTGACCGTCAGTTTCCGCGCCGGATCTACTATACCGGCAGCCGGCAGCTGAACGTCTGGTTTGCCCCGGAATACGACTCAGACGAGACGTTCGACGAGATCATCAACGCCGGCTACCTCGAGCCCCCCTGCCGTTCCGACGACACCGTCCTGAGCGTGTACGCCGATTTCTTCGGTACCCTGATTGCCCGCACCGAGCATGGAACCTATCAGCTGCTGGGCTCGAGCCCCAGCTCGTTCCGGTTTGAAACGATCAGTCAGGATGTGGGGGGTGGTTCGCCGGAATCCATCGCCCAGGTTGGCGGTGAGCTGTTCATGATCGGACCCAGCGGGATCTCGACTGTCCAGACGGCTCAGTTATACGGAGACCTGCAGCCCGCCATGGCCAGCGGATCTATCGCAGATAAGTTCTCAAGTGTTCCAGGCATCCCGAATCGAATCGACCGCAGTCAGGTTGAGCATGCCTATTGCAAATATCTGCCGTCGCTGAATATCCTGGTGGCAGGCATGCGCGGGCAGGGCTCAACTGTTCTGGACCAGACGATGGTCTATGCTCCGCACCTGAAAAACTGGTTGGGGCCGTGGGACATCGGCCCGACGTTCTTCAACCTGGTTGAGATCGGTATTCCTCGTACCCAGGCACTGATGCACGGAGACGAGGACGGTAGGGTGACCTTCACAGGCCTGGGGCAAACGACAGACCTGGGGGATCCGATCCCGCTTCGGCTGGTCAGCGCCATGATTAGCGGCCGGAGCGTTTCGCCTGAGATGGCAACGGCCACAAAAACATGGAGGACGTTGCGGGTATACATCTTGCCGCGGGTTAACAAGAACTTTTCGGTACGATGGAAGGCTGACGGTGACCAGTGGCTGCCGTCTGACGGCCCGAAAACCTACAACCAGAATCAGGCGGGGAAGGCCTATTTGAACAAGGGTTTCCGGCTGAATATCGACCGAATCAGTAGTGACGAAAACGTTGTCTGCATCACCGTGCCGCTGAACGCCAGGGGCCGATACCTGCAATTCGAGATCACCAGCGACTACCCATTCGTGTACCAGGGTGCGGAGCTCGAATTCACATTCGACAGGAAGGAGGCCGAATAATGCCTTCCGCTATTACCGTTGCCGATTTTGAGGATGAACAGATCCTGACCTTCGAGCAGCTGAAGGCCTTCAAGGATGCGGTGATTGCCAGGTTCTCAGCAGGGATCGCCTCCGGTGACATCGGCTGGCCGCTTACCGCCCAGGGCAACCTGGACATGAGCATCTACAACCTCCTCGGCGGCAGGAAAATCTGGGGATTCGTGAACACCGCGGAATACGATACCCTGTCCGATGCGATCACCGCCGCCGGGTCCGGTGGCGTGGTCCTGATCCCGCCGGAAACAACCATTACCACCGCCGGCGGCGAGGTCCACAACGGATCCGGGGCCACGATTATCGGTTCGGGGCCCTCGAGCGTGCTCAAGTTCGACGCTTCTCCCTCGGCCGGCTACCTGATGCGCGCCGACACCGGAAGCGGCCTGATGTTCGCCAACCTGACCTTCGATGGCAACTCAGCGGCTGGGACCGGTCAGATCGGCCTGGACCTGCAGGGTGTCTCGAACGTCCTGATCGACAGCTGCTGGTTCCAGAACTTCTCGGGCCCGGCTCTGAACATCTCCAACGGCTGTTCTGGGATCATGGTCCGCGGCTGCTGGTTCACCGGTGGCAGCGCCGAACACATCTACGCCACCGAGAGTGGGCGCCTGGGAATCGAGGGCCTGCACAGTGTTTCGGCCGGAACTATTGCTTTGCGCCTGCAATCTGCCAGTGCCACCGCAGAAGTCATTGCGATTATTGACAATGCGTTCATCGTGACCCCCGGAAGCAATGGGATCAACGCCTACGGGGCCAATGCGACGGGCAGCGCGTCTCCCGCGGAGGTCTACGCGACGGGCGTCAAGATCAAATCTGCTGGCTCTGATGCGGCCGTGTTGGGGACATCGGCGCAGGCCCTGGCCCGTGTGTCCTGGACCGGTGGCGTCGTGTACGGGCCGGCTGGGGACGGCCTGGTGGTCCACGCGAGCGAGGGAGCCATTAGTGGCGTCTCGATCTCTACGCCCATCACAAACTGCATCGACCTGGGGACCTCGCGCCACATGCAGGTCAGCGGGAACACCTTCAAGGCCGCTACCGTGGGTGTGGATGCCTCGCTGACCGCGGCTGAATGCCGGATCACGGGAAACACCTGTATCAGCTGCACGGACAACGTTATCCTGGGTGGGACCGGACTCGTCCAGTATGGCAACGGGGACCAGGTAGCGGCTCCTCCGGCGAATTGCTTCGCGAATTTCACCGACTATGCCGTGGTTACGACCCTCAACCAGCTCGTCTTCACGATTCCCGGGGGAACCCTGCGTGTTGGCGACATCCTGAAATATTCGGTCTTCTACAGCGCGAACAATGGGACAGCAAACCAGGCCCTCGGATTGAGTCTCCAGTTCACTTCTGGAAAATACCTGGGCCAGACCGATACCCACGGCTCCGAAGACGGAGTACTCCAGGGCGTTGCCCTGGTTACTGGTGCGACCACGATTCGCGGATTTGGCTGGGGATTCACCGACACAGGGAACGAGGACGTGAACTATCACGACTTGACCACGATCGACCTGACTGCTGACAACGGCATCTATGCCGGGGCGACCAACCCGTCAGGGACCACCGATGCCTATATTCGCGGTGTGGTTCTGGAAATCCTCCACGCGGAGGTATAAGCGTGCCAAAGGGGCGCTATCGGGCAACTGACGACATCGACCTGGGCGGGAATCACCTGGTTGATTGGCGCCACCTTGAGGATATCCCCATGGTGGATAAGTTTGGGCATAAGGCGCTTGACGGCTATGCCATCGTCTCGGATGGTTCCACGTGGAACATCAAGCCGCTGACCTCTGGGGCCGATGGCCCGCTGGTTGTCAGCTGGGACGATCTGGCAGATATCCCCGCCGAGTTCACGCCCGCCGATCATACCCACCCACTGAGCGACCTGGAACAGAGCGCAGCAAATACAAACCAGGTTGCAAAGTGGAACGGTACGTCCTGGGTTCCGGCGTCGATCGTTAATTCGGTGATCGCCGGCACAGGAATTGCGGTATCCGGGGCAACCGGCGATGTGACCATCTCCCACAACCTGTCAGCGGGGACCGGCATCAGCATTGTGGGCGCCACGATTTCCCACGCCATGACAGCGGGCGCCGGAATCGACATCACTGGAGCAGCGATCTCGGTTAAGAGCGCCCTGACCAACAACGTGAAGCGATTGGCCATCGAGGTCCTGGTCAACGGAAACGGTTCGGTGCTAACGGCCGGCAATAAGGGATACGCAGTCCTTCCCTGTGCGTGCACCCTGATCGAAGCGATCCATATTTTAAACCTATCCGATACGATGACCTGGGAAATCAAATCCTGCAGCTACTCTGGCTACAATGGAAGCCTGGCCGACATCACCGGCGGTTCGAATTTCGGGGTCACAGGAGCCAACAAGAACAAGGATGCAACCCTTTCGGGATGGACAACCGACTTTGCTGCCGAGGACGTCTTCAAAATTTCGATCCTCACAGCACCGAGTAGTGCGACCATTGCGACCTTGGTCCTAATTTTCGAGGCCGACATTACGTAGGGGGTGAGTTGTGCCGACATATCAGATTGCACCGCCGACCTCAGACGGAACCGATGGTTACGACACGGCCACAACCATGCGTGCTCGCTACGATGACCGAGCCTTTCCTGCGATCACCAATTTCATGAAGATGTCGTTCGATTTGTCCGCGTACAGTGGCACCATTACAGCAGCAAGGCTTAGGCTTAATGGACAATCGTATTCGGCCACCAAGGGCGTTGCGAAGACATTCAATATTTTCCACGCTGCCGGAGTCAGCACGTTGCTTGCTACTCCGACGTATGCTGCAGCTGGAATGGCCTGGTACACGCTATCAAATTTCAGCGTGTTTACTTTTGCCGCGAATGTTATTCACGTCACTGTTAACAATCCAGGGACCCTGAAATACCGGGACTTCATTGCCTACACCAAAGAGCAGGCGACGAGTCCCGACAACTACGACCCGATGCTCGAGATCACAATCGGTGGAGAAACCGTTCAAGTAATAATGGTGTAAAAATGGATCTAAGGTTAAGCAGAATGAGGGCCGCTACTCCGGTAGTTGAACTGATTAACGAAACGGGGTATTTTGGGGATGTGGAGAAATCCGATATTGCCGGCACTGATGTCTGGGGATTAGCCGACCATGCCGTCAAGGGATTCCACCTCGTTGCCTGCGTCGTGGTTGTTCGAAGCGGCGGGATGGCTTTTCTGGATTTCCTCTCCGTCAAGGCTTCTTACCAGGGTGTAGGAGTCGCCGAACAGTTGCTCCGGGAAATTATCCCGAAGCTACGTGCACAAGGTGTGCACCGAATAAATGCATCCATTTCCGGATTAAACGGTCCGGCGATGCACCTGGTCCGGAAATTTGGGGCAACCATCGGGTTCCCGTATATGAATGTGGTCTGCAGGTTGGAGGATAGCCATGGGTACAAAGAAACAAGAACAGACCCAGACGACTACGCTTCCCGGGGCGACGGCAAGCGAGCAGGAAGTTCAGCAGTTGCTTTTGAACCTGGCCAAGTCTGCCGGACTGCAGTCAGGCAACCTCAGTGATCTGGCCAACGGCAAGATGACTGTCCAACCACAGGACGCGGCCCTGATTAACGAGATCCAGAAGCTGACCGACCAGAACGCTCGTGTCGGCCTGCAGGAGAATCTTGCTCAGGTCATGTCCGGGGTCGAGGGAAACATGCTCGATCGGAATATCGCTGGTTCGACCGTCGAAGCCATGGGCAAGAGCCTTGCCGGTACGCAGGCGCTGGCCGACTTGAATCGGCAAACCATTGCTTCTGGCATCAATAATGCGCAGTCGTTGCGCCAGCAGACCCTGGACCGAGCCGGCATCACCCTGAATGCGAACCAACTCCTTCTGCAACGTCTACTCGGCGGTGCACAGGGCGTGTACCAACCCGCACTGCAGGCACGCCTGGCTCAGGGTACGACTACCGGTACTACCACGGAAAGCGGAATCACCACTGCAGAAGCAGCAGGGGCAGCGGCAAATATCATTCGTGCGGCAAGGTAGGGGTGATAACCATGGCTGGAAAAATGGACGATATGGTAGCCCAAGTTTCGGGTGGGGCCGACACCAGGGCGGCAGCAGCGGCGGCGCCGGATCCGCAGTCGACTGACATGGTCGATCAGCTGACGCAGCAGCTGGCAAGTATGGGGGAGTCCCGCAAGAAACTTGTCGATCAGAGGGACCAGGCCAGCGGTGGCTTGGGCAACCTGAAAAGCCCGGAGGGAATCCTGTCTCTATTGACTCTCCTCGCCGGCGCCGCAACCGGAAACACCAACCTGGCGGCCGCCGGTGTTGGTGGAGCCACCGGTTCGATGTCTCCGGACCAAGGGTCCATCGCTGCAGCTGATGCCGGAATCAAGGCAATCGACAAGCAACGAGGAGACATGGGTCAGCGGGTCACCACGCTGCTGTCTTCTCAGCCTGGCATGTTCGTCAACCCAGACGATCTGAGCTCCTCGGTTGACCCGCGGCTTCTGGGCGTCATGGTCTCAGGCATGCCTATTCCCATCGACCCCGGCGCAAATTTCGTTATCAAGCGGGACGGCGAGGAAAAGAAGCGCCAATACGATGCGGGACTGCAAATGCTCAGGTCCGATGATCCGTACCAAAGGTCCATGGGTGCGGTCATGGTCAACAATACGCTGGATCTCGGCTGGAGCGAGGAGCAAATGCAGACCCTTGGCAACGTCGACGAGTCGCAACTGTTGGTCAACCTCATGACCGCCAGCAACCTTGATCCGCTGTCCGTCGGTCGTGCCTGGATCTACCACATGCGCAGCGGAAAGCCTATCACCGATCCGGACGTCGTCACTCTGATGGAGGGCAAGAAAGCCGGCGAGATCAACATCGAGCAGAGGCACCAAGACCTGCTTACGAAGTTCGGGACCGCCATTCAGAACGCCGGATCTGAAATGCTTCGGCAGCCGATCGAGACCCAACTGGCCTATGCCTTCTCCGATCAACCAGGCGAGTTGACCGAAATGAAGCGTTGGCTCATGGGCACGCGCGCCTTTGCTCCCGGCCTGGATCCGCAGGATCTGGCCAATGGAATCCTGTCTTCCGGATTCAATATGCTGCAGCTGTATGCTATCGCTCCGCAGCTGTTTAGCGGTATGGACATCAACAGTGAGGGCGACGTCTGGAAATACACCGCCCGTAATGCTGGGACGATGATCCAGAACCTGCAGGAAAAGAGCAGCCACGAAATTGCCAGCGAGCTCGGTTTCGACATGACTGATCTGTCTATACTCTACGGCAAGAACGGAGTCGATACCGAGGAGGCGCGCCCCATGGCCATGACCAAGATCCTCGAGCTGCGCGACCAGGCGACCGAGAATGGGGTTTTCGATGCGGCCAAATACAAGGAGCTGTTGAAGAAAGAGCGCGGCCAGTACACCGGCCAGGAAGCGGGCAAGTAATATGCCGACTCCGCTGCAGGAACGTGCGAGGATCTTCCGGGAGGCGCGAGACAAGGGCCTGACACCTACCGAGGCCGCTACCATGGCGGTTCCCGGCGCCAATCCGGTGATGATCCAGAACTTCGCTGACGTGACCGGCAATCTGGTTAACGTTGACGGATTCTCTATCCCGATGGGCGTGGTGGCTGCAAGGTTTTCAGCCCCCGGCCTGGGCCGTCGCCTTGCCGCAGATACCGGGATTCCCGAGCAGGCCGCCACCGACCACATGGACCGCGCCGTGAGCAAAATGCCGACGGCCGGAAGTGCTCCCGACTACGACCGCTTCGATATGATGATGACCAACACCAGACGCAACACCGCTGGGTCGATTACGCAGACTGTGGCCAATTTCAAGGACGTCGGCAAAGACATCGAGCTGGCCGCGGCCGCCGGCATGGCGTTCCCCGGAAACTTCCAGCAGGCCTTGTTCGGGGCTGTAATCGGTGAATCTCCCGCCGCTGTTGCCGCTCGTCTGTGGCCGACGGCCGACATTGGCGATAGCCCCGAGAATCAGCAGAAGAAGGCACTGATTCCCATGGCCATCAAGGGTGCCTCGATGTCCCTGATCGGAAACATCATCAAGCTGGGTGGGGCCGTCTCTCCTATTGGAGGGGAGATTGAGGGCGAGGCCATGATCCAGAAGGCGCGAGGCACGCTGCAGCCGGTTCTGGAGTCGGACTACAATCAGAACCTCATCAGCGGATCCGACATTCTTGAGCATGCAAACTTCAATGCGCAGCAGGCGGCCGATGCCGTGGCCAACGGTGATCCGGAAGCGTTTGTTTCGTATTTCAGCGCCATTCCCGACCCCGGAACGCCTGAGCGACAGGCCTACGATCAGGCAGTCAGGGACTATGCAGCCGAAAACTACGCATACCTGTCTACGGTCAAGCGCCCAATCGGTCCGTCAGTCATCGTAAGCGGGTTAGGAATCAAGATCCCCAATCCGACGCACCTTTCCCTCGGTGACGTGCACATGGCTGCTATGGCGATCGGTGGTTCGTTCCTGGACGTATTCGCCGATCCGCTGCTTCTGACCAGCGATGCTCCTCCGGCTGCCGTTGAAGCAATCCGCTCCGCGCTTCCGGCATCGTCTCGGGCTCGGGTTACCGCTGCAATCGCTACCAAGGGAAAGCGCCTCGAGGATCTCCTGGTCGCATCCAATGATGCGAACAAGTGGGCCGAAAAGGCGATGGAGACTTACCGCAAAAATCCCAGCGAGGAGAACCTGGCTCGCCTGATTCATGCGCGAAAGAATGCCGCCCGTGTCGCCTCGATGCACGATGCCGGCCGAATGGGCGGTCCCGGCGAAGCGGTCGTGTTCAACACCAACCCCAAGATTCGGCCGGAGCATATCCAGCCCGTCGGCGACGCATTCCTCGAGGCGCCAAGTGGAGCTGGGTGGTCTGCCGCCAGCGATTTCATCGCCGATCAGATCAAGGTTGCACGCAAAGAGGTCCAGGGCCTCGAGAAGATGGTCGAGCGGGCGGGAGAGAATATCCCGGAGGGACAAATCTTCACACCCGAGCAGCTGGGCGAGAACATCGACGATCTCAAGAAGCAACTGACAGCCAAAAAACAGGACCTGGATCAGTGGCGAACCACCGGTCGGTGGCTGAAATCTCGCGAGAGTCTGGCCGCCAATCATGAGGTCGATCCGACACGGACCGCGGCTTTCTTCAAGGAGGCCATGAACGAGCAGAGCCCCTACGCGGCCGATGCCTTCAAGCTGGGCCCAGACAGCTCCAACGAGGAGGCACTACGCGCTGTCCATAACAATATCCAGCGTGGGCTTGTCCAAGGCGCTCCGCAAGAGGAAATCAACCAGTGGCAGCGGACGTTCAGCGACATCGTGGCCGATGGTGCTCCCGTTGACGGGGTGATCCGGCGCAGCGAGCTGACGCCAAAGCAGCTCCTCGAGGATTCTCGAGACGCCACGCGCCGGCGGGTGCTCTCCAAGAGCAACGAGCCGATCGGAGACTTTCGCCAGGCTGATCCGGGCCAGATCGAAAACCGGATCGCCTTCGGTCCGGACGAGAGCGAGTCGGCCGGCGAGGCAGCGGCGATCCTGGCCTCCGGAGGCGAGATCGACGACATGAGCTACTACGGGATGCCGCTGGGGATGTATAACACATCCTATGGCCTGCGCCCGTATCCGCACTCCGGCACCGAAATGCGCGCGCTCGAGAAGACTCTGACCGCAGACAATGAATGGCTGGGGATTGGTCCTGTCCGCACGAAAGTCGAGGCGGCTGAGTGGCAGCAAAATCTCGGCGAGAAGATGGGGGATTTTTGGGCCAAGGGATTCTACCCGCGCACCTGGAACCTGCGCCCTGCCGCGGCGATCTACAAGATTCGCGAGCCAATGCGGTTGCTGCAGTCTGCCCAGCCCGAGCTCTATACCCGGATCCATAACGCTTACTCGTCCCAGGATTTCGAGCTGGCCCGCATGTACTCGATCTTCCGGCGCGAGATGCGCAACTTGGGTGTGCACCGGGTAGCCGGCGATGTCGAATATGTCGACAAGGCTGTCTCCGAGAAGTTCTTCCATTTGATGAATATGGATCCAACCGGCGAGGATTACATCGCCGAGCTGGCCAAGCTCCCGGAGTCCCACCGTCGCAGTATCAGCAACCTGCGTCAGGAACAGAACTTCATCCGGGACAAGCTGGGCCTACGCAATTCCGACATGAGCATCAGTGGTTTCATTCACCACACGTTTGACCCGGAGATGTTCGCCAATGGCGCCAGGCCTCTCGAGTTCCTGGGTCTACCCGTTTCCGGAGATGTGTTCACTCCTACGCTGCTCAACCGCAGCGGATCGGGTGAGTTCATTCCTGATTTGAGTCTGGCTCTGGACATATACGCCAGGTCCGCAGCTCGTAAGCTAACCATCGAGCCGGTGCTCAAGGACCTGGAGTTCGCCACAAAGCGGATCGCGGCCGAGAAGCCCGAGGAGCAATGGCTATCTCTGGCGCTCGAGCATATCGTCAGGAACATGAAGGGCGAGCCGAGCAACCTGGGCCGGGACGTTGACGCCACCATGAGCTCGTTGAATGCCAGGATCCGCGCGAACGCCGCCATCCAAGGAGTTGTCAAGGCAGCTGGGAAGCCACGGGCGGCTCTTGGTCGGGGTCTGACCTCTGTTGGCCAGGAGATCGAAAAGGTGCCCGGCCTGGGTGGTGTTGGTGGACGGATCTCCCGCGCGGGCATCGAAGTCACCGACCGGGGCAGCCGGATGATGGCCAACGGCTTCCCCATGTACCGGCGTGGGGATGTGGGGCGCACGGCCATGGGCGTCTCGTCGCTCGTCTACAGCTCCGTGTTGACCGGCAGCGGGCGTTACTTCCCCATGGCCGTGTCGACAGCCCTGGCCACGACCGGAGGCCGCTACGGGCTTTTCAGGACCGCCGAGAGCATCCTGCGCATGGGCACCGCAGATGGCAGGGCCATGGCAAAGTCCTCTGGCGTGGGGCGCCAATGGCAAAAGATTCTTGAAAGTTCTGAATGGTCGACCATAGGCCGGCTGGCTTCGGATCTGCCGTCGTTCAACGGTGCGACCGTCGTTGGCCCCTCGATCTCTGCGACCGAGAATCTGATCCGCGGCTGGACGATGCACGCCTGCCTTGGGGATCTGATGCGAAAGTCCGGATACAGCTCATGGCTCGACGTGGAGCGGAACGGAATGGCTCACGCCTTCATGCACGAGGCAGTCAGGACCACCGAGGAGGTCAATCACCTGTTCGGGGTCATGGGCAAGCCGGCCGGCTGGGTACGCAAATCCAAGTCCGGCACCGCTGCGGCCACGCAGTTTTTGAGTTTTGTTCCGAAACAGACTGAGGAGCTGCTCTCCCAGGCGATGCGAAACCCTGGTCACATTGGCCGGTATATGATGATCTCCGGGTATCTGCAGCGCACCGCGTCCAAGGCCGGCATGGACATCTCGAACTACGTGGGCCTGGGTTACCTGCCCAAGTCTCCGGACGAGGCGACATCCGTAATCTTCGACACGATCGGGTCCACGCTCCGCATGGGTGGCGAGCACCTGGCGATGATGTCTGAATACGGGGACGAGCAGAGGGCCCAGCGAGCTACCGACGAATGGCTTCGCAGCATCGAGAGCTTCATCCCCTATGGAATCGCCATCAAGCGGGCCGCTACCGGATACGAGACGCTGCGCACGGGGTCCGTTTTCTCCGGCGGTCGCAAGGTGCGTCAGGCTGACCTTGGCGAATTCAAATGGGATCAGAGCAAATCCTTCATCGAAAACTGGATGCAGCTCCCGAAGGGTCTCGTTCCTGCCGACGGAAGCACGGCCCACCCGACTGAGCTCATGGCCCTGCTGTCCGGGCTTCGCAGCCCGCAGTCCCAGCTCGAGCAACAGAGTTATGCCGCGCGCCTCGAGCAGCAGAGCCGGCGCAATCGTCAGAACCAGAACCTCGCTGAGGCTCTGGATCAGGCGGTGATCTCCGGAGACTACACGCGATACAAAAAACTGCTGGCACAAGCGATCCAATCTGGCCTGATCGACCCGGTCAAACTTGGTGGAGTCCAGCGCGGGGCGATGGAACTTGCGGTTCCGCGCCTGTTGCTGAATCAGATGCGCGGCGATCAGCAGCTGCTCGACTCCTACGAGGAAGACCGCCGCAATCTCATTCTTTACCAGCTCCGCTTTGGTCGTGAAGGAGGATCCGCTAATGGCAGGTGAGAGAAAAATCGACTTCTGGCAAATAGTGCTCAAGTGGCTCGTGCCCGGTCTTGGTATGCTGGTCGTGGCTGGGGCTGTTGCCCTGGCCAACCGTGATATGTATACCAAGCCACAGATAGACGAGAAGGTCCGGGGAGTGAAGGATCGCGTCGAGCAGGTCGATAAGAGGATCGACGAGCGTTTCCTAGCGGAGCGAGAATGGTCGAACGCCCAGGACCAGGCGATCATGAGGAACATCGAGAATCAAAACAAAGCCATCGACAAGCGTCTCCAGCTGATTCGAGAGGACCAGCAGGAAATCAAGCGCATACTCCAGCGCAGGGAGAATTAACCATGCCCATCTGGCGCCCGGTTGAATCATTTGATCTGCGGAGGATCGACGAGATCCATGTTCACCACTCGGCCGGTACTGATCGCTCGTTCCTCCAGGATTGGAAGGCGATTTGGGATGAGCATGTTTTAGTGAATGGGTGGTTCGATATTGGATACCATGCGGTGGTAGAGATGGACGGCGGCATCCCTATGGCTCACTTTGGCCGGCCCGAGCACGTGATCCCGGCCAGCGTATTCCGGCACAACTCGCACGCCATGGCCATCTGCATCGTGGGAAACTTCTCCTTGGAGCCGCCTTCGAAAAGGCTGCTGGTCTGCGCCGCTCGCCGAGTCGTCGCTCCCTGGTGCGTGCAGTACGATGTCCAGATCAACAAGGTGTTGGGTCACCGGGAGATCCCTGACACCAACACTGAATGTCCCGGGCTGCTGTTCGACATGGACCACTTCCGGGACCTGGTAAGTGGGTTCATCCCGCTGGCCGATGCGGAGCGTGATCCCGAGACCTACAGATAGGAGAAGTCATGAGTAAGTTACGCGCCCGGATGTTCGAAATCCTTGTGTCCCAGAAGGTGTTCCTTGCGGCCTTCTTCGCCGCGATCATCTGGCTGGAAATCCCGCCGGAGAATCGGTCCGGGAACCTCAACACCCTGATGCTCGGAATTCTTGGCGTGAAGGCCTTTGACTACGGCCGCGCGGCCGCGATCTCCGTGGCTGAGAGCATCAAAAATTCCAAGAACGGTACGACATGAATCTCGACCACAACATCTTGCTGATCCTCGGCGGCGGGCTGCTGGCGATGATTCTCAAATTCCTGTGGGGTGAACGGCCACGAAAGGGTGTCACGCGAAATCCTGTGATCCCGCGGCCCCTGCCACCGGACGTGCCTGTAGGAGTAAACCATGATCGAGAAAAAGCCGACGATGCGGTGCTGGATGACATTGCTGGCCGTCCTCATTCTGATGATGCTCTGTCCGATCTGCAGGACCGTCTCGATCGCCACCGGCCAGACGATCCCGGCGACGGCGCCGCCTGATACCACAGTCAAGATGATTCTGGTCCCGGAGTCCAAGATCCGGCAGTCCACCGCCCTGATCGACGACCTTGATCGTCGGCTGGGGTTGGCCCTCAACCGGATCGCCGAACGTGACAGCGTGATTCAGAACCGGGACACGATGTGGGGCCAGCAGGTCGACGGCTGGAAGGCGCAGGCCGAGGCTGCATGGGAGAGGGCCGACTCGTTCTGGAACAAGAACCAGTCAGCCTTCTGGGCTTTCCTCGGAATGGTCGCTGCGTCGTTGCTTCGCTAGTTCTAGATCCGATAGGCGCAAATACCCTCTGCCGTCGGCCCCCTCCATGAGCTCAAGCAATGGGAAGTACCACGACTGACCCCAGGAAACATGCAGTATCTCCATGCCCCATTCGTGCAGGAATTTTAGTGCAAGATCGCCAGGAATTACGTCCTCGCCCTCCTTCGGCTCGGCGTCCTCGGCGCAGTAGCAGCCGTCCGCATCTTCTCCGCACTCCGGGCACGACCAGTTCGAACACTCGCCCCTTTCGTCCTTCATTACGATTACCCGCACCGGCCCGCAGTAGTCTCCCCTCGAACTGTTCGGCTTTTCCGAATACTTGGCGCACCAGTCGTCCGCCTTCGTAAACACGCCGGGGCCGACACCAACGACGAACCTCTTGCTACGCGCCCCTCGCCGTGGCCAGTAGTCATACGGTGACCATTGGCGGCAAAAACCGCTTGTAGCGCCCCTCTCCATTGCGCCGGAATGGCTCCAGTGACGGCACGACCGGCACGCCTCGCTAAGTATGTCACGGTCCATCACTCGCCCCCTTTGATAGCATCGAACACCGCCGGGATGACAGCGGCATAGGTGTGGCGGCCCTCGTTCCGTGCTCTCGCAACAAAGGCTTCTACGGTTCCACGCCAACATCCTGCTTCGACCATTTTAGTGCCGCACTTGCCGAGCACGCATTTTACCTGACGGCCCGATCCATCAACGTTTGATATCGTAAGCCATGCGGACACTATGACCCCAAGCCACTTGCACTCGTCGCCAAGCGTGCACTCGTTGCCAAGCGTGCACTCTTTGCCAAGCGTGCACT